ACCTCCAGTGAGAACCTGATTGAGTTCGAGTCCGACGGTGGAGACACCTCCACGAAGCGGACCTGGGACCGTCAGGGCGTCCGCTCCACCCGCGAGGACGTCACCAACAAGGTCACCATCAACGCCGTCAACCTCGGGGAAGACGTCATGCGCGTGGCGTTCCCCGGCTCCACCTACGACGCCACCAAGCGCGCCTGGGACATCGAGCTGGACGCCTCCAGTGAGCGCGCCATCCTCGTTGTCGTCGAGGACGGCCGCATCGTCTCCGGCTACCTGTTCCGCCGCGTCTCCCTCGCCGGAAACATGCCGTCCCTGAGCCTGGACAACTTCACTGAGGTCAAGATCGCGGGCACACTCCTGTCCCCCAACTCGGGTAAGACGCGCGTCCAGATGCTCGAGCCCCGCACCGTCACCGGTATCGGTACCGCGAAGCCGACCATCACTACCCTGACCCCCGCCTCCGGCGCGGTCGGCGCGAAGGTCGTCATCGCTGGAGCCAACTTCGATGGTGTCCGAGAGGTGAAGTTCGGCAACGTGGTCGCCACGTTCGAGAAGGACTCCTCCACCCAGATCACCACCTACGTGCCTCGCGGCGTGAATACGGGCGCCCAGAACGTGATCGTCACGAACAACGTTGCCGCCTCAGACGGCAAGCAGTTCACCGTCAACTGACGGCCGATATACTAGGGGCGCCGCCATGTAGGGGTGTG